AGATTCTGCTCTTAAGAAAATACACCTTATAGATTTCTTAGATGATGGAGTTGGTAGTCATACACTAACTGCAATACGTAAAAGACAAATTATTGATAGATTAGTTGTTAAAAATTCAGGAAGTGGATATGCAAATAATAAAGTTGAAGTTAAATCACAAAAATATCCACCAGATGCCAGATCTGGAATAATGACTACATTTACTGGAATAAGTACTCAAAATGATTATATATTTGCTAAAAGTCATAATTTCTCAAGTGGGGAAACGGTAAAATATACCTCTAATAATACTATAGGTGGGTTAACGAATAGTGTTGATTATGTTGTAGATGTTCTAGACAAAGATAGATTTAAGTTAAGTTCAAATAAAACTGATTATGATAATAAGGTTTATCTGAATTTAACTGGAAATGGAGTTGGTATTCATACTTTCAATTATCCAGATATAAAAGTAAATATTGAAGGAACTTCTGCTGTTGGTGTAGGTAGTACTGTATTACCCTCATATTATACTGCAAGTGCATATGCGGAAGCAAGAGGAAAAATTGATAATATATTTGTCACGAATGGTGGAGTTAGTTATGGTTCTTCTGATGTTTTAAACTATGTAAGACAACCAACTATTAGTGTTGATACAGGTGAAAATGCTGTTATAGGTTGTATTGTTGATGCAACTGGAACAGTTGTTGCTGGATTTGTTGTTTATGGTGGTACTGGATATAGTACTCCTCCAATATTGGAAGTTGTTGGAACTGGTAGGTTTGCAAAACTTTCATCAACCATAGAAAATGGAGAAGTGACTGGTGTTACTGTTGTTCGTGGTGGAAGTGGTTATACATCAGGACAAACAAGTGTTGAAGTGTATCCAGGTGGATCTGGAGCAGATTTCAATGCAAATATTCATAGATGGAATATTAATACTGTACAAAGATATGATTCTTTATTGAAACTTGGGCCAAATCAGGAACCCAATGAGTACAAACAAACAGTACAATTACCTTCAAGTTATGCTAATAGGGGTAATAAAATTGCTGCATTTACTGCAACTAAGCAACTTAGATTTGAACTACAAGACAATTTAAGAATCAATACTGCTAACCAATATGAAGAAAAGCAAAATGCAAATAATAATGATTTATTGATACATTCTAAGATTATTGGTTGGGCATATGATGGAAATCCAATATATGGCCCATATGGGACAAAGGGTGGACAGTCTGCTAGATTAATATCAAGTTATGCTCTTCTACCATTAACTCCAAATGAAAATTTACGACCAAATCAGGTTGATGGGTATTTTATAGATGATTATTTCTTTAATGCTAATGATGGTGATCTTGACGAATTCAATGGAAGGTATTGTGTAACCCCAGAATATCCAAATGGGACATATGCATATTTTGCTACTTTAGATGCTACTGGATCACCACAATATCCATATTTACCAATAAAACATAGAAATAGAAGTGATTCTTTCAATTACAATGTATTTGCAGATCAAACAGATGAGTATACTAATACTGGTGAATATAGGAGAAATGTTCAGCATTATGGAATAAACGAAGAAGATAGGAGATATCCACTTCTTGGAATGCAAATAGACTCTAATGCATATTTGCATATTGAAAATACTAAAAAATCAGGAATATCTACTGTAACTATTCAGGAACCAGGAACATTTTATAAAGTAGGAGAACAACTTTCATTTAGTGGGGATACTTTTACTGGTGCAAATGTTAGAGAAGTTTTGGGTAAGAATTTAGTTTCTATTGCTACTAGTTCGATAGTGGTAGATAACTTAACCTTTAGTGTTATCAATGATACTGTAACTGCATTTAGTACTCTTCCACACAGTTACAAGTCTGGAGATTTTGTTCAAATTGCTGGAATTAGTTCGGCACAATATGAATTTATTGAAGGAGATCCTCATGTAATTGGTGTTAATACTTCTATATTATCAACATTGGGTGTTGCTATAGGTGCCACTACTGTAACTGGTATAACAACATTTATCAGTATGTCTGAACCAACAGCATCATCTAGGTTTAATGTTGATGATGTTATTCAAATTGAAGATGAGCAAATGCTAATTCTTGGTATTGATCATGTTAATAGCAGATATAGAGTTCGTAGATATTATAATAGTTCAACACCTGCTGCCCATGATGCATCAAGAACAATAAGAAAATTACCTAAAGAATTTACATTTAAGTCAAAATTTAGTTTAAAAAATAAAACTGCCAAAACACCTAAGAAATATAATTTTGATGGTGAATTATCAGTAGGTATTGGTAGTACAGCATCTACAGTTCAAACTGGATACATTGGTGTTGGTAATACTTTAACTTATACTTACAGGACTATTCCAGAAAGAGCAATTTATCTTCCAGGCCATAAATTCTTAACTGGAGAGAAAATATCTCTTGTTTCTATTGGAAGTACATTAAATGTTGTTTTACCAAAAGATAGTCCAGCTGTTTGGGCAACAAATCCAATAATAAAACAGTTTGATCTATCCAGTATGGAGCAACCTTTCTATGCTGTTAGATTGAGTAATGATTATCTTGGAATATCAACATCTAAAGTAGGTTTCCAAACAAGTTATGTTTATTTTGTTAATGCAACTGGTAAAGATCATAGAATTGAAACTATAGTTGATAATGTTACTGGTAGGGCTTCAAAAGTAGAAGCAACAGTTACTCTAGATGAAAATCATTCACTACAAGTAAAAGATAGAATAAAATTTAATATAGAACCAGACCTTACTCAAAGATATAATTTTAAATTCAATGATGCGAATAGAATAATAACTTCAAAAGAAGTTGGTTTTAGTACAGATAAGGTTGGAGTTGGTATTGGTACAACAAATTCCCAATTCTTAATTCCTAATCATTCATATAGAACTGGTGATATCGTTGTATATAATTCTGTTGATCCAATATCACCATTAATCAATAATGGTGTATATTCTATTATACGAATGTCTGATGATGTTGTTAAACTTGCAGAAAATCAATATAATGCTACGAAATTACCTTATGAAGAAATTAAGATAGTTAATGCTGGTGCTGGAACCAATTCTTCTGGTACATTTGGATCTGCAAATCCCAGATTGATATTCTATAGAGGAAATACAATAAGTCTTGGTATAGGTGACCCTAGTTTGTTGGGTTATAAGATTAATTTCTATTATGATGATAAATTCCAAGCAAAAGCAGATTTATCAGATGAAGATGTTGAATTAGTTGGTGATTATGGAGATGGTGCTTCTACATCAGTACTTAAAATTACTGTAGGAAAGTCTTTCCCATCTACACTTTTCTATAGAGTAGAAGGTTATGGCGATAAGTATACATCCACATATCCATCATCAACGAATAGAGATGTTCCAAATCATTCAAATATTCGTGTTCTAGATTCTTCACTTAATGGTAATCATTTTGTTACTGGTGTTGGTGATACTACATTTAAGTTAAATTTAGTTGGATTTGCTGAAACAACTTCATATGATTCAACAGGATTTAATACTGCATTTTATAGCACTACTTCTAAGACAGAAAGTGGTGGAATATATGATATTGAAATAACTGATGCTGGATTCCATGAAAGTGTACCAAAAATACTTTCTATTGGCACAACAACTGGATCTGGTGCAATTTTCTTTGAAGATTCTTTAGATATAGGTCAAATACTAAGTGTTAATGTTGAAGATCAAGGATTGGAATTTAGTCCAGATACTACTCTAACTCCAAAGGCAGATGCAAATACTATTCTCAAGTTGAGAGATGTTTATACTCTAGAGTCTGTTGGTATTGTCACTGGAGGAAAAAATTACACATCAGAACCAGATGTTATTGCTATTGGTAATAGTTCAATACAACTGACTTCAACACTTGCTGGTAACTCAGTTGAATCCGTTAAGATTTTAGTTAATGATACTGGATTATCTAAAACTATTAAATTTATTCCAGTAAATAATTCAAATGGTGTTGGTATAATCAGTGCAAGTTCAGCATTTAAAGTTAATACACTTAATATAAGAGCACCAATTGCTGGATTTACTACTAATAATCCATTTCCATTTGTTGTTGGTGATCAAATATTTGTTGAGAATGTAATAACAACTGATGGTGATGGATATAATTCTAGTGATTATGCTTATAGGTACTTCACTATTGTTGGTATAAACACAATAGGTGGTGCCGAAAGTATTGCATATTCTATTGCAGGAATTGGTAATACTGGTGGAGCAATGGATACATCCAATTTATTTGGAAGAATTATTAAGAAGGACGATTTAGCTTCATTCCAAGGTAACTTGTCTAAAGTTAAATTTGTTGAAGGTGAAAAAATCAATCAAATTAATGGAACTGCTGTTGGTATTGTTGCTAAAGATGGATGGAATACAGATTCACAAACACTTAAATTGAAAGGTGTTAGTGGAGAATTCCAAAATAAATCCAAGATTTTGGGTTCTATTAATGGTGGTAAATCTATAATTCAAAATGTACACAACTTTAATTTTGATTTAGATGTTCAAAGTATTGTTGAGAAAAAACAAGATTGGGAAAATGATAAAGGAAAATTAAATTTACAAAGTCAAAGAATACATGATAATGATTATTATCAAAGATTCTCGTATTCTATTCAAGGTCAAGAACCATATGAAAATTGGAAAGAAGTAGTTAATAGTCTAAGTCATGTTGCTGGATATAAAGCATTTAGTGATTTGGAAGTAATCAATGGTCTTGGAACTACTGTTGGTATGAGTACAATACCAGCAGAAATTGCTTTTAAAGTTGAACTTAATAACGAAGTATCCGTTTATGACAGATATTTCTATGACTTAGTATCAGAAGATACTTCAAATCCAAATTTCTCTAAAATTATTACTTTTGATTCAAAAACTCTTACTGACTATGCAGAATCTAGAACTAATAAAGTTTTACTTCTTGCAGACATAAGTGATCAATTTACTGGTCAAAATAGAACATTTACAGGTATACACACATTTATGGGTGCAACTAGTACTGCTGTGAATGTAGTTTCTGGTGGAACTGGAAATTTAGGGCCAACTACTGGAACTACATATGATCCTTCTACTGGTGTATTGACAATCTTCACACAAGATGCTCATAAATTACTTAATGGTGCTACTGTTTCTTTGGTTGATGATTCTATTACATTCAGATGTGATAAGGATAATTATGGTACAGATCACACATATCCTCGTTCTACAGATCCAGCATCTACTTCAAATAATAAACTTAATAATGGTATATTGGCAATTGGAAATACTACTCAGACTTCATTCCAAATAACTGTAAATACTCCAACAACTGGTGGTCAGACTGTAGGATTACATACATTTACCCTTTATACTGTAGATAGAGAAAATGAAGTACCAGTAGCTGGTATTAGTACTGAGAGATTATTCTTTAAAACTATAAATCCAGCAAGTGGAATAAACACAACTACTGGATATTTTGATATTCCAGATCATGAATTTAACTTAGGAGAAGAATTAACATATTCACCAAATGGTGGAGGAGCAATACAAATTGATGATGGTAGTGGTAGTAATATGAATCTTCCATCAGAAGTTTATGTAATTAATTCAACTGATCCAAGAGATAGAAGATTATTCAAATTAGCAACTAGTTTATCTAATGCTAATGCTGGTATTGCTGTTTCAGTGACTGGTGTTGGTTCTGGAAATCAACATACATTTGCTGTTCCATCAGAACTTGCTACAAATAGAACAATGATTTCTATTGATAATATTATTCAAAGTCCAGCATCATTCAATAAGGGAATTACACTTGGATTAGCAAGAGCTGTTGGAATAGGATCAACACAAATTACCTTATCTGATACTTCAAAAGTACAAGGAAATGATATAATAAAAATTAAGAATGAATTTGTGAAAGTTAACTTAGTTGGTATATCCTCTGCTAATGTTATAGATGTAACTAGAGGTGTAATGGGATCCTCTAATGCTGCACATGCTATTGGAGCAGCAGTAACTGCTATTTCTGGGGATTATAGAATAGAAAATGGTATAATACACTTTGCAGATGCACCTTATGGGCCAATTGGGCAAAGACCACTGACTACTAGGTCTTCATTTACAGGAAGATCATTCTATAGGTTAAATTATGCCAATAATAAGACTTTTGATGATATTTCGGAACAATTTGATGGATCAACAAAATTATTCAACATAAAACAAAATGGTACTCAAATTTCTGGTATTCAGACTAATTATGGTATTGTTTTAGTTAATAATATTTTCCAAGACCCACATCATGGAGATGGTGGTTCTAGTTGGAATATTTCTGATTATAGGATACAAGATCCAGGTCAACAGATAGAATTTGAAGGTACTGCTGGAGCTCCATATGTCAATCAAGGATCTAATAGTGGTGAAATTCCAATTGGTGGAGTTATTAATGAATTTGATGTAAATCCTGGTGTTGGTATACAATCAGCATTTACTGCTATTGCAGAGGCAAATGTAAGCGTTGGCGGAACAATATTATCTGTAGGTATCGTAACTGCTGGTGGTGGTTATCTATATCCTCCTAGAGTTTCTATTGGATTGACAAATTATGCATTTGATCATAGATTTGTTGCTGCTGGAACTAATTCCATTAGTGTTCAAGGTGGTGGAAATTTAACACCAACATTTGCAACATATAATCCAACAAGCGGTGTTTTGGCATTAACAATTCCAAATCATGGATTGACTACAAGTAATAAAGTTACTATTTCTAATAATTCATTAATATTCAAGTGTTCTAAAGATAATTATACAACAGATCATTCATATCCAAGAGCAAATGTAGATCCAGTTTCTGGTATAGCGACTTCTGTTGTATCTGTAGAAACTAATTTAATTACCGTAAACATTCATCCAGCAGTTGGTGTTGGTGCTTCATTGATTGCCAATGTTGTTAATGGTGAAATTACTAGTATTGATGTAGTAAATCCAGGATCTGGTTATACTTCATCATATCAACCAACTGTTACTATAGATCCACCTTCACCTTGGACAAATGTTCCTTTAACTGGAGGAAATGGTTCTGGAGCAACTATGGATGTTATAATTGGTGTTGGTGGTAGTGCTATTGAATATTCATTAAACAAACCAGGAGTTGGTTATGATGTTAATGATGTTCTAAGTCTAGATCCAGTTCCATATAGTGTTGGTGCTGGTGCTACATCACCATTCCAAATAACTGTTAAAAACAGATATCAGGATAAGTTCTCTGGATGGAGTTTTGGACAATTATTTGAACTTGATGATTTTAGTAATCTATTCAATGGATTCAGAAAATCATTCCTAATTACAAGAACTGTTGTTGATAAAGAATACTATAGTATTATCAAACAAGATGGATCTGGAATAGTTCTTGCTAATAATTTGTTGATATTCATTAATGATATTTTACAAAAACCTGTTGAAGATTATACTTTCACTAAAGGTACAAGAATAATATTCAAAGAACCACCAAAACCAGGAAGTAAGTTTAGAATGTACTTATATGTTGCTTCTACTGATGATTACTTAAGTGTTGATGTTGACCAAACAATTAAACCAGGTGATGGATTAACTATTCAACAATGGAGAGATACAAATGATCTTGCTCTATTACCTCAAAATAGACGTATTGTTTATGAATTAATTTCTTCTGACTCTGTAGAAACACAAACATATAATGGCATTGGAATTAGAACTGATGGTTTATTGAGACCAGTTAAGTGGTCTAAGCAAAAATCTGATACTTATATTGATGGTATTAAGATTTCTAAGGCAAGGGCATACTTGGAACCATTAATTCAACCAACAACTAATGTTATTCAACCAGTTGGTGCTGCAGATACTGCAATTTATGTTAAGAATACATATCCAACTTTCCAGAGTTATGATGATGTTTCCACTAACTTGAACAATATTAGGATTGTGGGATTAGGTACTACTGCTGTAGTTGAAGATCTCCAAAAAGTCACATATGATGGTGATTATGGCCCAATTGTTGCTATAGGGCATTCTGCCATAGGTACAGGTGTTAGTGCAACAAAACCATCTCTTTATTTTGATTTAGTTCCAAATTTTGATATTCAGACTGCAAAACCAAGATCTGGACTATCAACTGGTGATTATTTTGTTGTCCAAGGAACAGGTATTAATACTACTGGTGTTGCAGTAACTTCTCTGGGAATTTCAACAAGTACTGTTGTTAGTACAACAACTTCTCATATAGATAATGTTTACTATGTTCATCATTATGAACATTCCGATACTCCAGGTGTAACAGGATTTGGAGCATCAACTCTTAGGGTATATTGTAATGTTGATCAACTAACTGGTATAGATACTACAACACTAGGAAATCCAGTACATCCAATTGCTGGAGCATCTGGTGGTGGATATGGAAACTATACTTGGGGAGTTATTAATGTATCAAGGTCAGTTAATACTGCTAAGGTATTTGAATGTTATAATGGTAATGGATTATCTGGCATAGATACATCCGCACAGGTATCGAGAATACTAGGCCTTAAATCTATTCTCAAATAAAGTATAAATAATCAAAAAAGTACGGCAATGCCAGCAATTATAACCGATCAGTTTAGAATATTAAATGCTGAGACTTTTATCAACAGTTTTGTTGGTGTAGGAACTACTGCTAATTATTACTATACGTTCTTGGGTCATCCAAATCCGAAACAAGTGGATGTTCCAGGATATACTGATATCGATTGGAATGAAGTAGTTCCAGAACCAAGGGATTCTTTTGAACAAGAGAATTCATATCATGATAGTATGTTGTTCCTTAAAAAGATAACAAGTAATGATGTTACTAGGGTTATCCCAAGATATGACTGGCAATCTGGATCAACCTATGACATGTATAGAAATGATTATAATATTGACAAACCTTCCAATCAATTAAATGCTAAAACTTTATATGAATCTAAATTTATAATAGTTAATTCTGAATATAAAGTTTATATGTGTCTTAATAATGGTTCTGATCCTAATAATTTGAATGGAAAGAAATCTTTAGTTGAACCTAATTTTGTTTCTTCTACACCACAAGCAGCATCCAATACTGCTACTGATGATTATCTTTGGCAATATCTTTTCACAATTTCTCCTGCTGATATTATAAAATTTGCTACTGAAAATTATATTCCTGTTCCTAAATCTTGGATTCCTGAATCTACTGTAGTAAGTGGTTCAATAAAGTCAATTGTTATAAAGGATAGTGGTTCTGGATATCAATTAAATCAAGGAAATGGTGGTACAGTTATTACAGTTCCTATTCTCGGTGATGGGACTGGAGGAAAGGCAACATTAACAATTGTTGGTGATAAGGTCTCTGCTGCAGAGATTTCTGATGGTGGAAGTGGATACACTAAAGCATTTTTAAGATTTGCTAGTACTGAAATTTCTGATTTTATTACTGATGTAAATGGTGCTAGTATTCCAACAGGAACAGATACAGTTAAATTAACTGGTGGTACTGGTGCATCATTTGAAATACCAATTCCACCAAAAGGTGGCCATACTTATGACATCTATAGGGATGTTGGTGCATATAGAGTAATGGTTTTCTCTAAGTATGATTCTGATCCAGATTGGGTTGTTGGAAATAGTTTTTCCAGAATTGGAATAGTAAAGAATCCAACTACTTATACCAGTAAGACTGAGAGAATAAATAAATCTACTTTGACTAATCTTGCTGCATTGAAATTTGCTAAAGAAAGTAGTATAGAGTATGAGATTAATAAGCAGATAACTCAAACATTAGATAATGGAGATACTGCAGTTGGAGTTGTTGCTTCTTGGAATAAAACTACTGGAGTATTAAAGTATTTCCAACCTGTAGGAATTTCATCACAGACTAATTCTGGTTATAAACTTGCACAGTTTGATGGTACTGCTTCAAATAAAGCAATAAATCAAACAGGTGTTGCATCACCTGGCACTATAGATTCTAACTTTAATGCCGACTTTCAAGAGATTGGAGGAAAAAGGTATGAGTTTGGTCAATCATTTAGTAATGGAGTTGCACTTCCCGAAGTTGGTAAATATTCTGGTGACATAATTTATGTTGATAATAGAGCATCAATCGTTAGATCAACTGCTCAAAAAGAAGAAGTCAAAATCGTAGTAGAGTTCTAAGAAATGACACAAAACACCAATCTAAATATTTCGCCATATTTTGACGATTTTAATGAGGATAAGAACTACAATAAAGTTCTATTTAAACCTGGTTTCCCAGTTCAGGCAAGGGAATTAACTACTCTACAATCAATTCTTCAAAACCAAATAGAAAGATTTGGTCAATATATCTTTAAGGAAGGATCACCTGTAATTCCTGGTGGTACTAATTATGACAATAGGTATTATGCTGTAAGAATAGACCCAACATATTTAAATTTACCAGTTAGTGTATATACAGATGTTTTAGCATCTAACAAAATACAAATTAAGGGAGAAACTACTGGTGTTGTTGCAACAGTAGTTAATAGAATTACTGCAGTAGAGTCTGTAGATGATTTTGATACTCTATATGTAAAATATACTTCTTCTGGAACTGATGGTATAACTAAAGAATTTCAGGATGGTGAAAATTTAATTACTCTTTCTGATATTGATTTTTCTTCAACAAAGATTACTGCGAATAGTTCTTTTGCTAATTGTATAGCCACAGGTGCGACTAAAATAGGATCATCTGCATCTATCAGTGAAGGAATATATTTTATTAGGGGATATTTTGTAAAAGTTCCTACAGAAACAATAATTTTAGATCAATATACGAATGAGCCTAGTTATAAGGTTGGATTTAATATAAATGAGCAGATTCTCTCTGCTTCTTTAGAGAATAGTGATTTATATGATAATGCACAGGGATTTTCTAATGAAGCAGCACCAGGTGCTGATAGATTCTCTATGTCTGTAACTTTATCTAAGAAGTTACTTTCAGACAATGAAGATAAGAATTTTGTAGAGTTAATACGTGTAAGAGATGGTGTTTTAGAAAAATATACTGATGGAACAGCTGATTTAAATTTACTTGGAGATGCTTTAGCAAGAAGGACTTATGATGAATCTGGAGATTATTACGTTAGGCCATTTTCTGTTGATGTAAGAGAATCCCTTAATGATAGAATTGGAAATAGAGGTTTATATCTAGAAAATCAATTAACTCAAAATGGAAATACACCTTCTGATGACATTTATTGTTTAAATGTATCTCCAGGAAAAGCATATGTAAGGGGATATGAGGTTAAGAAAGGATTTACATCAGCAATTGATGTAGTTAAACCAAGAACAACAAAACTAAGAGAGAATGAAACTCTTCCTATAAAAATTGGAAATGTTGTTACTGTTAATAATCTATATGGATCACCAACAATAGGATACGATAAATCTGATACAGAGTTCGTTCTTTTAAGAAGTGATAGGTTAAGTGCAAATAGATTATCATCAACTGAACCTGCTGGTGCTGTTGGTGTTACTGTTGGTAAAGCAAGAGTTTATGATTGGGTGGAAAAAAATGTTAAAGGTGATGCGTATGAATATGAAGCAAGATTATATGATATACAGTTACATACTAGAATTTCTGTTGGAATTGCAATAACTTATGCTAATAATGACTATTTTGAAGGAAAATATAGTGGAGCAAATGGATTTACTACTGGTGCTGGAACACTTGATTGGGTAAAATTACAAGATGTTAGAGGACAATTCCAGATTAATGAACCATTACTAAGAAATGGAGTAGATATTGGATGTAATGTTGGTGTTGCAACTGATTATAGTTTTGAAGATGTAAAATCTCTCGAAAGAGCAGTCGGAGTAGGTGGTACCTTTACTGCAGATTTAGATTTAAACCGTAATAAAAAAACATTTGATTCTGCATTTGAATTTATAATTAGTGGTGGTAATACTTTAACATGTGCTGGTATTCCAGATTTAAGAGAATTTATCAAAACAGGTGATATTATATCATATATTTCTACAAATGCAGATCCACAGTTCAACAAAGTTGTATCTGTAGATCAAAATTCAGCAACTATTGCTGGTGTGCCAAATGTTGCTGGTGTATGTCATGGTTCTGTTATTAATAGTTCACCAACTGGTGTAGATGTTGTTATTCCATCCATCAAAGAAACTGATAACATAGGACTTAGAATACCTTTTGCTAACTCTTATGTTTCTTCTGTTAATGTATTAGATTCTTCTTATGTTATAAGAAAACAACTTAGTGTAGATGTTGCATCAAGTGGAAAAGCTACATTCAATTTAAGTGATACTGGTGATGGAAACATATACTTTGAACCATTTGATATTGATAAGTATGTTTTAACTTATGATTCAATAAACACTTCTAATAATGGAAAGGGTGAAAGAGTTAATTTAAGACCAGAGCAAGTAAACATAATAGCAGATGCTGCTGGAACTGCTATGAGAAAGTGTGAAATAAACAATTTACATTCTGGAGAAGCAGTAACTTTAACTGCTACTCTTAAGAGGACTAAATTATCTTCTAAGCAAAAGGAACTCTCAAGATGTAATAATCTTATTATCAATAGATCAAAATTTGATGGATCTGGATCAACAGCCGTTACATTTAATGATGGTTTAACAACTAGCAATATCTATGGTACAAGAGTACAAGATAAAGAGATATCTTTAAATCATCCTGATATTGTTAGAATACATGGAATATATGAATCTGCAGATACTAATGATGCTTCATGTCCTAAAGTAATTCTTACTAATATTAAGAGTCAATCAACTACAACATCAGAGTTAATTATAGGTGAAAGATTAACTGGACAGACAAGTGGTGGTATTGCAATTGTTGCTGAAAAATTATCTGATGTGCAAATTGGATATATTCTTAAAAATAATATTCCTTTTGTGGAGGGTGAGGCTATTATTGCATCAGAATCTAGTGTAGAAGCAGTTGTTCTTACTTTAACAGAACCAAGTTTTAATGTAACAAAATCATTTGAGTATAGAAAGGGTCAAGAAAATACTTTTTATGATTATGCGAAAATTATAAGAAAGAATACTACAACTGCACCAGATAAAAGATTAAAGATTTACTTTGAAAGTGCATATTTTGAATCTACTGATAGTGGAGATATTATAACTGTTGAATCTTATAATGCATATAATTATAAAGATATTCCTGTAATTAATGGGAATCGTGGATCTGATATTATTGATATTAGACCCAGAGTTTCTAATTACACAATTTCTGCGGGTGCTAGATCACCATTGGAATTTTTTGGAAGGAATTTTAAAGTAGATGGACAAAATGTACCAAATATTTTAGCATCTGACGAAACACTTCAAACTACATACTCATACTATCTTGGAAGAATTGATAGGATTTTTGTCAATAAAAAAGGAGAATTTATTGTAAAATATGGTGATCCATCAGAGAAACCAGAAAGTCCTGGACCTGTAGATGATGCTTTAGAAATATGTAAAGTAACTTTACCACCATATCTTTTTGATCCTAGTGAAGCCACTCTTAAGTTTAATACTCATAAGAGATTCCAGATGAAGGATATTAAGAAACTGGAAGATAGAATTAAGAGTCTTGAATATTATACAACTCTTTCTATGTTGGAAGTTAATACTGCCAATATGTTTGTTCCAGATGGAGAAGGTCTTAATAAATTCAAGTCTGGATTATTTGTAGATAATTTTACAACATTTGTAACACAAGAATCTCTTCCAGAAACTGGAATTAACAATAGTATTGATCGGGATCGTAAAGAACTTAGACCAAGACACTATACCAATTCAATTGATCTAATGCCTGGTCCTGTAACTGATGGGAGGGCAACTGGTGTAGAATTAGAAGATGATAGTGCAATTGAAGGAAATAATGTAATAAGGACTAATGGTATTATATCTTTACAATATAGTGAAGTTGAGTATATAGATCAACAATTTGCAACAAGATCTGAAAGTGTGACTCCTTTCCTTATTAGTTTCTGGCAAGGTAATCTAGATTTAGTACCTGCATCTGATACTTGGGTAGATACTGTTAAATTGGAAACAAAAATTACCGAACAAATGGGTAATTATGCAGAAACAATGAAACAAGCACAAGAAGAATTTGGAGTTGATCCTCAAAATGGATTTGGTCCAATTGTTTGGGGTTCTTGGGAGAAGAATTGGACAGGGACTAAGATGGAAGTCATTGATGTTGAAAAGACTGACGGAAAGATGATTAGTGGTCTTTTAAATGGTAAGCATAAAGTTAATGGAAGATGGAAAAGTTTTGTCAGTGGACAGGG